TATATGATTCATTGAATTTGTGCCTGTGGGCTCTTCATTAATCCAAAACCTTAATCTAGATTTGCCTGTGTTTGCAGGTAAATTAAATGTATGCGGCTGGTAAGGGTTCATCGTAAATGGTTTTTCTATATTCGTAGAATCACCATAGTCGATTGAGCTTACTCCATTATACTTTCCTATGCTTTTTAAGTAGCTTAAAATATCACAATAAAACCTTGGTGTCCCTATTTGTCTTTTAGCCATTGCTTTCTCCTAAATGCTTGATTTTTTAATTTCTCTTCCTATAATTGTTTTAGATACTATTTCTTCAGGCTTTCTTGCGTCTGATTGATATTCGCCATAATTAGAGTTCCAAGTATCTCTGGAAACATTTACAACATTAGCTTGACGCATTTGCAGATCCCACGTGACATACTTGCACTTTGTTATTTCAAACTCGCCTACATAAGTAAATAATAATTCAGACAACTCTGATTGAGCCATGCTATATATTATAGCTTTCCTTTTACCTATTTTTATAGTCCAACCCTGACCTAGCCTTTTAACCCCTTTAATAGCACCTATATAATCTATTTCAAAGCCAGCAACCTCACCATTTGTTTCAAAAAATACATTTCCGTCACCATATTTAATCAACCCCTGTGATGCCGCAGGTTTTTGCAATCTGTTTATTTTATCCATTGGTTATCCTGTTTACTATAATAATTACATCTAAAACATTAACCTGACCATCGCCATTTACATCTGCAATTAAGGTTTCTTCGTCTGTAAAACTTTCAACATCTACTATTTTATTTATCATAAAAACTACGTCTAAAATATCGGTAAACCCATCACCATTAAAATCTCCTGAACCCGCTACAATCTGTTGCCCGCTTTCCTGACCTTCTTGTTTTATTAAGGTTAAAGGCACATACGTCTTTCCTTTGTAAGTAAGCTGATTACCACTCATGTGATGTAATTGTATAGCTTTTATTTTTATAGAATCTAAATCTTTTTTAGTTTCTGTAATCATAAACAATGGTAGAATATATTGACCTGCCCTTACTGGCATCTTATCGCTATCCCCTAATACATATTTTTCGCCATAAACTTTTTTACCTAACATCATTTTATCAAACTCAATTAAATCTCCAATCTCAAAAGCATAATAACTCAAAGGTAATTTTAATTCTACTATGTTATGTTGATTGACATTCCAGTAAAATAAATATTCGGCTAAAGCGTAAGCTGAATCAGGGTCTCTGATATAAGGAGATTCAAAATCTAAAAAGCTATCTACATGATTAATATCTCCCGTTATAATACCTTCTTTTACACCATAATAATTATCTTCTCTAAAATCGTCAAACATGTCTCCATTATAAAAATATGTAGGTTTTTGCGCCTCGATTATATGTGAATCTAAATACGTGTCTAACCCATAATCTTTATTGTACTTTACTTCTACTTTGGTAATTATGTCGTCTACTGAAGTTCTTGAAAACGAATAATCAAAAACATCATCTGCTTTTATGGTCGATATTTTTTCATTGCCTGTATATGTGTTTTTTATAGTTATAAATTTTAAATTATCGCTAGCAATTACAGGAAAAGATTTGCAAGATTGAGATATTTCTTGAATTAACTTTTTGCTTTCTATTTCTTTGTTAATTGAAAAAGCCATTTCAAAATCTTCATGCTGGCTCCTAGACTCTGTTTTAGAAAATAAATCTATATTGTTTTTGTCAAACCCCAGCTCTTCGCCAAATATATGGTGCATTATATCTGCGGGTTGTGTTATTAAGTTGTCTGACGGATTGTATATTTCAATGTACTCTTCCATCGTGTCTAAAATATTTATTTCAATGTTATCTGCATAACTAAAGCGAGAAACTGACGGCATAAGATTCCATTGAACTTCAGCGTCAGACTGATCATCCCCATAAGACTCAAAATCAGGGCTATCAAGCTTAATAAAAACAGACATAGTATCTGTCTGTCCCGCATTAACATTATTTGCTGTATAGGTTATTTGATATTGTTTTGTTTGTCCTGCAACTATGCTGTCTGTTATGATTTTTTGATTATTGTAATCTAATGTTCCATAACTAGCAACAACATCTTCGGATATTTCTCCATACCATTCAGATAAATCGTCTGCAATAGCTTCATTGACCTCTGCTACGCTTTCGCTGTCTACTAAATAAATTTTTATTTGACCGTTATAATCTTGTGATTTCAATTGCATCACTAAAGGGTCTGACTGTGCCTCACTAACAAATTCAGGCGTGTCAAAGTTTAAAATACTTACAGTAAAATCATAAACCCCTTCTGCGTTAAATACAACGGGGGCAAAAGGAAACGGAGTAAATCCATTATAAGCAATAATTCTTCCATCTGATATTGCGCTATCTACAGTAGACCTGTCAACAGGAAATATATTTTTAACTCCACTTTCTCCATTAATTCTTAAAATAAAGCCTACTAATATATTGTAACTGTCTATATATTCTTTAGGAACGCTATCAGGACCTCCTGCTGTAAAAGGCGCGTCAGCATTTAAAGTTAAGCCCAGTTGGTTCATCAAGGTAGAGGGAACAGCTGACGGTATTTGGATTTCGTTTCCCCACTCAAAAACGTAGGTAGTAAAAGGCTCTAGCTCTATGATGCAACTATAATTAGTAACCTCCCAATACATAGCTGAAATAGTCATATTGGCTTTTTGGCTGCCGTCAGAAAAAGTAGAAGAAAAAGGCATTTGAGAAACGCCATATCCACTAGCCATACCAACCCCACCACCCAAGCTAGCAAATCTGTGCGGATTAAATGTTATCCAGTCTTGTGCGTAATACTCTTCAGCAGCAAGCCAAAACTCATCATAGTTATAGTCAATATAACCAAGCCCTAAAGAATAGCGAAAAGTATTATAGTCCCCTAAATCAATTTTGCTAAAATCTTGCGTATTTATTATGTTGATAAAATCTACACCTTCATCAGAATCAGCCATGTTTTCACCATCGGACATTTTAACCCTAAACTTTAGATTTTGTGTTGAAGAAATAGCACCATGAGGCTCCCAAATTAAACTAGCCATTAATATTTAGTCCTTGTTTTGATTTTTTGTTTTTTTATTGTAGGTTGCTTGCTTGGCTTTACAGGTTTTTTGATTTGCCTTGCCACAGGTCTTTTAGCTAATCTTTCAGTTTGGTTTGCTGGCATACCTGTATTAAGCCTACCTTCAAAATAATCTTGTCTTTGACTCAATGTAAATTGTTCAGTCCCTGTGTAAGAACCTGCGATATTGTCAACTCTGCCATAAACATCTGCATAAACATCATAGCTTATGAAGTCATTTAATATAGCTAGTCTTTCTACCTCTAAATTATTTATTTTCAAGTATTTGAATCCATCGCTTTGATTTTGCAAAACCCAATTTCCGTCATTAATATTCAACTCTCTTTGTGTTATGCTAAAAATCTTGTTAGTTAAATTTGATGTAGTTGTGTTGGGTGTTGTGCCATCACTTTTTTTGAATATTCCGCCACTCTCTTCATCGTTAGAACCAATATTCCAAATTTCTTGACTTTGATCTGTCCATCTAAAAAATAAATGAGGAGTCTCTGTGTTCCCAACAATTCCAAGCACTTCTGCTTCCAAATCGTATTCTAAAGTAACATAACCTTTTATTGGTTTTTCTCCAGAAGCTGTAGGCAAAGCTTGAGTTATTTTGTTTTCTGAAGCAAATTCAGTTGCCTCAAAATTCATAATAGTTTCACCATAAATGTTATCATAACCTAAATTAGTCTCTACTGTAGACTGATTGCCAAAAAGCCAATACTCTGCATCAGCAATTTCTTCAGGAATTTCACCAAAATCTTTGACATCTAGATACGAACCATTGACCGTTGTAGATGGGGTGTTTCCTGTTGTGTCTTGAAACATTTGCACATTAGCACTTCGTTTTTCCCCTAATCCCCCTCCTTCTGAATAATGCAAATCATAAGTTCCTCCTGAAAATACTACAGGAGATTTATGCTCCACCTCTACAAGATTGTATGCTATGGGAGTAGCATCATAGCTGTTAAAATTAGAAGGAGTGCCTCCCTGCGATACCGTATCAACATTTAGCTGCTTGTCAACTAAAATCATATTACTCAATATTAAAAATTGATCTTTAGAAGAAGTTTGATACAATGTATTTTCTGATTGCTGGCTAAATAAAAAACATGTTTTTCTCATATTTAAATATATATCATTATCAAACACTTTAGGGTTTTCAATTAATTGTATAGCAAAGCTATCTGGCGTAATTGAATATTTGCCGCTTCCATTCTCTAAAGCCGATTCATATATATTATAATAGACGCATGGAGCATTTTGGACATATCCGTATACCATAGGAACTCTTTTGTTTTTGTATTTATCAGGCAAATCAATATCGTCTCTTACATATTCAATAGGCAGTTTTTTGTGCAATGTTTTTTCGGCTTGGTCTTCCACTCTAATAGATAAAAAATCTGTTCTTTCTTCAATGTCTTTTACAAACCCAGAATAAACTTTCAAACAATCTCCCAAAGATTCTCCTGATTGAGACTTATGATAAATTTCTACTTTTTTATTCATAATAGATGGGTTGAAAAGTTTTTCAGAAAAGGTTTTATTGCTAGGTGATTCCGAGTAATCAATATTAAACAAATCTATATTGACGGAAGATATTTTGAATTTCTTTTCGCTTGCATCAACAGATTGATTTATTGAGCCTACTTTTTTTATCAGGGGGTCAAAATTTTGCTCTACAAATACTTTTTTGGTAGACAAACGTATTCTATCATCTATAATTACCAAGGGTGTTAAATCAAACACCTTTGATTCAATGTCTAGCTTAAATTTATCGGGCAAATCAATCATTAACTAATACCTATGTCTGCTCCCCTGCGGATTGCATCTTTAATTTTTGGGATAGCTTCTTCTTCAATAAAGGAATCGCTTAATACATTTCCTGTAAAGGTTATGTTGGCTCCCCCGTTTGCCTGTCCTGTCCTGTTCATTCTGTTTAAGTTTTCTAACCCTATAGATTCTACGGCTGACCTTCTCATTACAAATTCACCCTCTTGAGCCACAATAGGCACATTATCTCTGTTTCTTCCAAAAGCTTGTATTTCGCCACCCTCATGGAATGTTCTGTCTATACCTGCTTGCGCCCTTGCAAAAACATTTCCTACGATTCCTCCTGCTGCTGCTGCCCCTACTGCTCCAAATATACCAAAATTTGCAAAAGAGTCTGCAATAAAAGATGCTATTGCTTTTTTTAATTGCGATGCTATAAACTCGGCGGCTGCTGCGCCTGCTGCTCTTGCCGCATCTTGTTGAGCTGCCCCACTAGCGATTGCGCCCTGAACAGCCGTTTTCATAAGGTTATCGTGCGCTTTTGCAGCATCATCAATAGCTTTTTTTTCATCTCGATAGGCTTGTTCTGTATCTTTAATTTCCTGTTTTAATTGCTCTCTCCTCATTAACGCTTTTCTAAAATCATCTTCTTTAAAATCTAAATCTTGTTGCTCTGCCCTTAAAACAGCCATCTCTATAGCCATTTGCTGTTCATCGCCCATAAACTTTAACTTTGTTTCAAGCATTGCATTTTCTTTTTCAAGATTTGGTATAAGAGAAGCAGATTGCGCTTCTTTTTGCATTTCCAAATC